AAGAAAAGGCGGTAAAGCCCTGATTTGTAGAACTTTACCGCCTAATCTATTGATATTCAGCATTTTATTTTGTTGCTTTTATGTTGGCCTGTGCAGCAGCAATCCTGTACTGAATATCAGTTCCTTGTGGCGGTGTTCTAAAAAATGAAAGCGGCTCCACTTTCTGTGTGGGCTGCTCTTCCTGTGTACCTTAATCTACTTCATTGTGGAAATCTATTCCTCAATTGGAAGCAGGTCGTTGAAGTAAAGGAAGAATAAATCAGGCATTTCAAGCCTCAGTTTTTCAAGGATCGGCAGATATGCGTTGTTGTGCAGTTTCATCATCTGCCTGTACTTTTCTTCGTCGCACATTTCTTCTAACATGAAAATGCGAAACCTTTCCGGCAATGGGAGCCGGAAGTATTCTTCGGGCGTTATTCCATTTGAGAACATGGTTAATTCATTGGGTTTGGTTTCTTATATCCGGGAGGTGATGTAGGTATAACAAGTTCCCTTTTCCACTTGTCGAACATCACAACAGTATCCGCTCCAGTCCGGCAGTATCTGCCGTTAAGGGCGAATAGGTATAAGGCTCCTAACCCTAAAAGGATAAGAATTAGCCTTCCCCAGTTTATATTTCGTTTCTCGCCAGTATTCATAGAGTGTAGTCTGATTTTTCAATCAACCTTTTGTATAGCTCATTCTTTCCGTCAATGTCATATATGGGGGTTTCTCCTAAAATAATGTATCTATAACTGGTTTGCGTGGCCTGACAGAAATCTATTACAGCCTCATGCGTAGGTTTGCCATTATGGATGATACCCATGATTTTTGAAGCGATCCCATTTTGGGCGAGTTCTGCATGTTTTTCATCACTGAGATTTGCGAGACAGTGATTGATGCGCTCTATTATTTCCGCATCGTTGATCCAAACTTCCATGTGTTATCGAATTATTATTTGAATAAGATTTTGCCAATTGCTTTTGACGAATTTGCGGATTGTGTTTAGTGGGCGATTCTTATATCGCCTCTTCCCTTCCGAACTAAGCCAAACATTGTATGCCTTCCCATTCCTCCAATCTATATTGAAACCGCCATATTTCTCAATGTCAGATAGAAGTTTTGTTATATCGTCATGCGATAAGCGCAGTTGCGAAACCGTCATTCGTTTGTTGGGGTACAATCGATTAGCGACGCGCCGACTTACTCTGTGTAGCCTAAAATACCACATCACTTACTTGTATTGAACATTGATACTAATTTATTCATCATTTCATCACGCTGCTGGTAATTAGCAACAATATTTTTACATAGACTGAATAGTTCGTTATTCTTGCTGTCGCCATAGGTATCGCAAAGTGAGGATTTCTCCAACATGTCTCCCTCTCCAGATAAAAGCCATTTGGCAGATATGCCCTCGCATTTTGAATATATGAGTTCGATGTCGAAAGAATTTCGGGACATCCAAGTGTTAATTGTTTGTGCTCTAATGCCTAACATATTGGCAAATCGCGACTTATTACCGCCGGCGTAATGGCTTACAAGAGCCTCGATCATTTCTGTTTTGGTCATAGCGATATATGTTTTATTAAAAAATATTCGCAAAACGCTTGCATATCATCGCAAAATGCTTACATTTGCATCGTTTTCAATTATATCACTGACTGATTACAGTCTGTAATGAAGTAGATTAAGGATGCAAAGTAAAGAAAATTCTACCACAGATGCAAGGACATTCCCAGAGATTTGGAAGTCCCTGACGCAGTATGAGCAGCGTAATCTCCGCGCTGATATTGTGCATGCTACAAAATGTACAACGGTTACCATTTACCGTTGGCAGACGGGGGAGAATACCCCAAGTTCGCAACCTGCGAAAGACAAGGTTGCACAGGTTGTCTCAAAATTTCTTGGCCGCAGGTGTTTCGCGCACACCCTATTCCCAAACAAGTAATCTCTACCGGCCATGACACAGATCAATTTCCGAAAAATCAAAAGCCAGATCAAGCCCCTTGCGCCTGAGGCAGGTGGCACCGGCTATATCTTCATCGCCACTGATGAGCAGAAGAGGCGCGGCATTGAAAGCGTTTCTCGTTACGGCTCGAAACGAAGCCTGATCAAGGCTATTGTCATCGTTGCAAAGCATGATGCTGACTGGCAAAAGGAATTCACATTAAAATAACATAATCATGAAATCAGGATCAAAGGAGAGGATCAGGCAAATCGCCCTCCGCGTCCTCAGCGAAGATTCATACGCGCTGCAGGATAACTATTCGGACGAGTCAATAGCAGACTTGGTTACCGGAATAGTAACACATTTCAATTTCCATTCTACTACCCCGTGTATCAGGACATTTGAGGGAGAACTTCTGATTAAGGTCAGGAATAGTCATACTGGATCAAGTGTCAGTATTTCCAATGACGAGGGTACGGGTGTTTCTCGTAATCTCACCTACATCATATTACTGCATGAGGAAACGAATGAGGACGCAGTAAAGGAGATTATTGAAATGCTCGACGAAGCATACTGCGCTTTGTACAATTATGTTGTTTAACGATAAGGAGGTTTATCATGAAAAAGGAACAGAAACTTATAGACATTGTCTGCGTTATCGCATTTGTGGCAGGCTTTGTTCTCACCGTTACTGACGGCTGCAAGAATTTCTTTGGTGCTTCGCAGGGCATTCAGTATCTCTCAAACTTCATCTATCTGTGCCTGATAATGCCGGCATGTATCGGTTGTAGTTCTTTCCCCCAGTGGGTATGCCCGGACCTGTTTACAGAAGAAACCGATAAATCAGAAGAAGAGCCATGCAGACAGTAATGATTCAGTTTGAGGATAAACTGGTCTCTTACGATACATTCATGAACGACCTTTCGTCAAGGATCGTGGCAAAAATCAAGAGTACGCGTAATGATCCGGAATATGTGTCACAGGCGCAGGCGTACAGGATGTTCGGCAGAGCCAATGTAGAAAGATGGCGCAGACAGGGAAAGATTCACCCGAGAAAACGCCCCGGGAAACTCGAATACTCGGTAGTGGAACTGCGCAAGTTACAGGAAGTGTCACAGGATTATTATCAGTTCTAATATGAGTTGTCCAGAGTGTAAGCCATACGGGCTGCCAAGTTGCCCGATGTGCGAAGAGCCTCCGCAGGAGTGTCCCAGATGTAAAGGATATGGTGTAATAAACTGCACCGCATTGAACATAACGCTTGACGAAGAAACGGATGTGACTCAGGCTACATACTATTGTCTGCCGGCTACGGAAGCCGAGGCGATAGCAAAGCGCCAGCATTTCGTCAGGCACGAGAAGGAAAGATGTCCGGACTGCGATGGAAGCGGTCTGATATGGAAAGATAGAAACCCGTCGTGAGACGCGGAAAAGGCCGAAAATAGAATGTTGTTGAACATACCGTAAGAGTACAATCAATTTGTTAAGAATTCCATAAACGGGCGCTCCGGCCTTGCGCCCACATTGAAGCAACCGCCCCACTGCATATCGTAAAGTCTGGTTGTTAAAAGTGGTTAATAATGAAATAGGGCTTGGGGCAGCCCGGCATGCAGGTCTGCGTACTGGATAGTCGCAGGAATCAGCGAAATAGGTCCGTTCTCTTGCATGTTTGACCCGTGGTCGCCTGACCGTGGTCACGGGTCCCAAAACTCAATAAAAGTGTATCGTCACTAATGATTATTGCACCGTTAGCGCAAGGTGCGGCCAGCGGAATGACCTGAAACCCGATGCGAATCGACATCTAAGGTTGTCCGAGAAACCTAAAGACCGCATACATAGCGAATCGGAGGACACTGCGGCACACACCGTAATTCGCCCCGCGAAAGGGAAAGGCAGATAAGCAATACAGTCGCGCGTATTGTAAGGTTTTGACGGACATGAGTAGCAAGTATGACTTTTAATTCAGCGTTAAGTCGCTGACCTACATATAGAGTAATGTCCCATGTCTGTTCTTTTGGACAGATTGTAAGCGTACACATCGGAACACGCATGGGATCCAGTTGCAGACATGGGTCTGCTTAATTATTCACACTTAAACAACTACACTATGGGTAACATTGGTATTACCGTCGAGAGGATCAACAGCATGAAACCTCTTGACATTGCTAAAGACGCTGCCGTAAGGGAGCGCTTTATCAGCATCTACAACACCATCTCCGGGTCTGACGAAGGTGAGGCGCTTTATGAAGCGGAGAGCAGGCATTTCAACCGTATTCTGGCTGAAAATGCATATCTTCAGCAATGCACACCGTTCTCGATCTTCACATCGTTCATTGACCTCGCAGTCAGCGGTCTGTCGCTGGAACAGGGCGTTCGCGCCTTATGCTATTTGATTCCGCGCAGTTACAAGGTGGTCGGTCCGGATGGTAAGGATAAGTACGAGTACCGTTGCAACTTGCAGATTTCGGGTCATGGCGAACTTGTGCTACGTGCAAGGTGCGGACAGATCAAGTACGCGGACAATCCTGTGCTTGTCTATTCCGAGGACGAGTTCTCTTTCTCTGATATGAACGGTCAGAAGTCTGTATCATATGTTTGTCATCTTCCTCATGCATCCGGGCACATCGTCGCCGCGTTCATACGCATCGTGCGTAATGATGGTTCTGTCGATTATTCTGTCATGTATGAAGAGGACTGGGAGCGCCTCAAGCAATATTCCGCAAAAGCCAACAAGTATTGGGATAAAGAGAGCCGGACTTATATTGAGAAGCCGAATGCCCTATATTCAAGTGGTACGGAGGGTGGCATTGATACAGGATTCCTCGCATCCAAGGTAATCAAGCATGCTTTCAAGACTTATCCGAAAGTCAAGATAGGTAAATCTACTGTTCTTGAGTCGGAGCAGGAGGCTCCCGTGGATATGAATGATATCTACGGAGTGGACGGTGGAGAAAGTAACGAGCCGAAGCCGGCTGCGTTCGGCAATGCTCCTGACATGTCGGGCGGCGTTCAGGTTGACCCACAGGCTCAGGAAGGTGCAGATGATGGTGCGTTCTAAAACACAGTGCGTATGGCAAACGATTTAACATTAGTGACCGCCGAGAATGTCTCGGCGATCGCTTCAAATGCTCCACAGGCGCTTCAGGAAAATAAGACCTCGCATGACAGGTGTCTTGATTTCGGTCAGAAATTGCTTGACAGGGTTAAGAAAGAAGGTATGTCGGATGATCTTGATAAGGAGATTGCTCTATTTATAGAAAGGGCAAAGAAAACCGTCAAGAAGATGAACGACAGCAGGTCGCCGATAACTAAACTCTTCGATGAGGTGAGGAATGTGTTTACTACCATGGAGAACGAGGTGAATGTCAGCAAGTCCGGCACCGTTCCTTTTCTCTTACAGGAAGAGCGTAACAGATATGCGGCCAAAAAGGCGGCAGAAGAGGCGGAAAGGAGAGCAGCAGAGGAGCGCCGCAAATTGGCTGAACAGGCAAAGGCGAAGTATCGTACTGACCTGTTGGAGGACTATAAAAGACAGTTCAACATATTCGTTAATAACGCCCTCAACTCTTTGACAAGTCTAAACTCGTCCCTTAATCTTCAAAATTGGGAGACTGTGACACTGCAGATCAAGGAATCAAGTGTTGTTCTGGATCCTGCTTGGATACAAACCGTCGTTCCGGCAGTGGTTGTTTCTCCGTATCTTCCACGCGAGGACGCTGCTTCCATCAAGGCGTCGGTAGTATCCGAACTGGCTCCGAAGTTTATAGAGCAGTATAAGTGGGAGATCGAGGAACTTCGTGATACCCTTGTGGCTCGTTTTGCTTCAAAGCAGCGCGAACTTCAGGCGGCCGCTCAGGCTTCGGAGGAAGAGGCCAAGAGGATTCAGGCTGAGATACAGGCGCGAGAGGCGGCAGAGGCTGCAAGGAGAGCGGAAGAGCGCAGAGCGCAGGAAGAGGCAGAAGCGAATCAACGGGCAGTCGCAGGGCAGATAGCGGAAGTGGGAGGATTGTTCGACAACGCGGCGGCTTCTGTGCCGGCTTATCAGCCTAAAACAGTTGTCAAGAAGAAGGTGAATCCTCTGAACGTTGAGGCGTTCCCTACACTCATCGCATTCTGGTGGGAAGGAGAAGGCAAACATAAGACTGTCGAGGAACTGGCAAAGATGTTTAAGCCGATGATCACTTATTGTGAGAAGAGAGCGAACGACAAGGCTAATCCTGAGTTCATCAGAGACGAACACATTGAATACGTCGATGAAATAAAAGCCAAATAGCCATGAATCACAATCCGGATGAATATTATAACCGCAGTGAGGTCAGCAACTCTGACCTCACTGAATTGAAAAACCTCCTTCATCCGCGTATGCAGTTCGGTGATAAGGAAGCCGCGTTCCGCTTCGGTACTCTGGTGGATGCTATCATCACGGAGCCTGACAGGGTAAATTATTACCGTTTTACTGTAGATGATGTTCAGTACACCGAGGATGAGTTCCGCCATGCTCAGGAAATGTTCAAGTCTCTGCGTATGGAGGCAAGGCATGATCAGTTCCTTGCCAAAGTATTGGAGATAGCAGAAACCCAGCGTTTCATGGTGAACAAGCAGCAGCAGTTTGAATACGGCGGTTTGCCGTTTACGCTTGATACGCGCTGCAAGTGGGACTGGTTTCTTCCTGTAATGAACTTCGGTGGCGACCTAAAGACCACTTTTGCAGCAAGTCAGAAAGAGTTTGATGAAGCGGTTGATTTCTTCGACTGGGATAGAAGCCGTGCCTGGTATATGGACATCGCTGGCTCTGACAGAGATTTCATATACGCCATTTCTAAACGGAATGGGTGCGTATTCAAGAAGTTCATCAACAGAGGGGACGAAATTTATAATCGCGGAAAGGATAAGTATGAGGAACTGGCCTTCCAGTACTGGTGTCTGAACTTAATGTAATCCGTCATGAAGATATATTGTCAAGTGACCGCGCAGGGCCTTGTGCCTATGTACGACAGTGACTATGATGAGAAGCAGAGACTGAAGATTGGCGAGAAGGTATTATGCGAGGTTACCAAGCCGAGAAACTATGAATTTCATAAGAAGTTCTTTGCTCTGGTGCGTCTTGCATATCAAAATCTGCCGGAGAGACTCCAGTCTATGCTTAACATTCGTAGTGAGGATGATATGCTTACCTGCTTGAAACTTGATGTTGGATTAGCCTCCATCATATATCAGGGAGGTAGGCAACTGATTAAGGTTGGCAGTATATCATTTTCATCAATGGATGACACGGAATTCGAGATATTCTATCAGAAATGTGTTGATGTGATCCTGACAAAGTACCTGCGAGGTACTTCCCGACAGGAACTCATTGACGAAATTGAACGATTCAAATGAAAGAACTCAAACATAAACTAAAAGTTCAGCCATATCCGTATCAGGTGGAAGGGATCACGAGGGGACTTGAGCAGAAGCGCCTGTTTATCGGCGATGAGCCGGGGCTGGGAAAGACATTACAGAGTATCGGCATAGTTGATACAGCCAATGCTTATCCTTGCCTTGTGATATGTCCGTCTTCTCTTAAGATAAACTGGCAGCGTGAGTTTGAGAAGTTCACCGATAAGAAGGCCCTGATACTGGATGACGGCACGCGTACCACTTGGCCGTATCTTCTGCAGATGCGTATGCATCATGTGGCTATCGTGAACTATGAGAGCCTGCGGAAGTATTTCGTGTGGGATATACAGGGCGGTCGCAAGACGTTCCGTCTCAAGGATGTGGTATTCTGTCCGCAGATCAAGATGTTCAAGTCGGTCATTATAGATGAGAGTCACAGGGTCAAGGATCCGGGCGCACAGCAGACCATGTTTACAAAGGGTATAGCGACAGGGAAAGAGTATGTAATACTTCTCTCCGGTACTCCGGTGGTCAATCGTCCGGCGGACCTCGTTTCTCAACTCTCAATCATGGGGCGCCTCAATGAGTTTGGCGGAAGAGGCCATTTCATTGCTCGGTACAGCGAGGGTGAAAACCTTGATGAACTGTCGCAGGAACTCTATGCAAGATGTATGATACGCAGGGAGAAAGCAAAGGTGCTGACACAGTTGCCCGATAAGACTCGCGTCGATCTATACGTGGACATATCCAACAGGGAAGAGTATGAACTGGCTGCGGAAGATTTGGCAGAATACCTACGCCAATACAAGGAATGCTCGGATCAGGAGATTCGTAGGAAAATGCGAATGGAAGCACTGGTAAAGTTCATGACATTGCGATCATTGGCAGCAAAGGGCAAGGTGAAACAGGCCATTGACTTTGTAAAGGTGTTTCTTGAAAGCGGAAAACCGCTGATTCTCTTCTGCTCTTTCCATGAGATCGTGGACGAACTGCGCAAGGCGTTTCCGAGAGCCGTTACAGTTACGGGCCGGGATAGTCAGGTAGCCAAACAGGCGGCCGTTGATAGTTTCCAAAATGGTAATGCCCAGTTGATAATCTGCTCCATTAAGGCGGCAGGTGTCGGCTTAACCTTGACGGCTGCTTCAAATGTCGGCTTTGTTGAATTCCCGTGGACTTACGCGGATTGCTGTCAGTGCGAGGACAGGGCACACCGTATGGGCCAGAAGGATAATGTTACATGCTATTACCTGCTCGGTCGGCACACTATAGACCATAGACTGTATCAACTTATTCACACAAAGAAGAGTATTGCCAATCAGATCATGGCGGCAAGTGACGACATTCCGACAGATCAAATGTATTTCGATGAACTTGCAGATGCTCTGCTAAGCGATTTATTTGAATATGGTAAGCAAGACTGACGTGGCTACGCTGATAAGATACCTTGACGACGCAGCAGCCTTTTATAGGAGGCACGCCACAAGCGCAAAAGAATCCGACAGGTCAAGGCTGTTGGGGAAAATGAGTAACAAACTTAAAAGAAAATCCAATAATTATGGGAGTTGTAACAAGGAAGCAGGAACAGCGCTATGTCACATCTGATCCTGCACGCATGCTTAATATGTTTCTCACAAAAGACCTCAAGCGGTCATGGGTGGAGCAATTTATAGATGAGGGTACGGGCGAACTGGTAGATGTGAAGCGTTATGAACTCGTATGTGAACGGGGGACGCTGATAGACCAGGATGTTCTTTCCTCTATTTCCTTTTACATACAGTCGGGCGACATAACTGAGGTGGAAGTATCTGACCAGCGCAGAATGGCGGTAGAGCAGTATAAGTACAATCAGGTGCTCTTCAAGGCAAAAGTGCAGTTCGGGTCAAAAAAATCAACATTTCTTCTTAACGCTCATTCTGTGGAGAATGTAACAGAGATATTGAGGGACTATATAGAACTAAATTACACAAGAGGCTTTCGCATAGTCGGAATATCCGAAATTGATTCCTGTCATGTTCTTGTGGATAATCTCAAGACCCGAAAGCAGGTCAATGCCGAACTTGATAAAGCGTTTCTGAAAGATGAGATAGATTTCGAGCAATATGTCAGAGCATCTGACAAGGAGTCGGAAGAAAATCAGACTGCCGAGGATACGAATGTTTGCAAATTCTATCAGATTGAGGCGCGAATAATCTCAAAAGATTCAGATGGGGATGAAAATGAGTTTTCGCGACCTTTCATCGTGTATGCACACAATGCAACAAAGGCGAGCGTGCTTATCGAGAAGTTTCTGAATGATGAACAGGATGAAATTGCTCGCAGGTATGCTGAGGAGGGGAGCGAATATGAGAAGAGGGAAGTATTTTCGCATATTGAGGAGTGCCGCATTATCAACATATC